TTTCTTCAACCAACATTTATGGATGTTAAATTATTCTAAGTTAAATTTGGTTTTTGACACTCCTAATAGTAAATTATTGGAATTATATCACTCTCATGATATTTTTATACATCCCACTATGTTAGAAGCAGGTCATCCAAATTTAACAATGGTAGAAGCAGCAGCTTCCGGTTTGCCTTTGATTGCTAACTGGGAATATGAAACTTTATTCCATGGTGCTTGGAGGGCTCCTCGTGATGTGTTTGAAATGGAAAAAGGTTTAGATGATATTTTAGAAAATTGGGAATCTTATATACAAAACACAATTCGTACGGGAGTAGAATTAAATTGGGAAGATAGAACAAAAGAATTAATAAAAATATATGAAAGAAGTTTTAATAACAGAATATAATAATTTAAAACAATTAAATTTGTCTTACAAACAAAAATCAAATAGAATTGATATTAATTTTATAAAGGGAGCTAAATGTGAAATAATAGGCGATGAAAATAAAAAATATATTATTAAATTTATTGACCAAAAAAATAATAAATTAATCCATGAAAGTGAAATTAGTAATAATATGTGGTCAAAACCTAACATCCAATATTTTATTAATTGGAAAATTGAGGTTATAGATAAAGAAACAAACGAATTAATATATGAATATAAATTAGATCTTGAAAATAAAAAAGTTTATATCCACCTAGAAAGCTCAGCAATTGGAGATACTATAGCTTGGTTTCCTCACATTGAAGAATTTAGAAAAAAACATAAATGTAATTTAATAGTATCTACTTTTCACAATGATTGGTTTAAAAACCAATACCCTGAAATAGAATTCATCACTCCTAGCACAGTAGTTTATGATTTATTTGCTATGTATGGTATAGGATGGTTTTATAATGATGATAAAAGTGTAGATTATGATAAATCACCAATTGAATTTAAAATACATCCCTTAGGTGAAACTTCTTCTTCTATATTAGGTATTCCATACAAAGAAACAAAAGCTAAAATAAATATTCCTGATAAAGAAAGACAAATTAAGGAAAAATATGTAGTTATTGCTCCCCATGCTTCATCTCATGCTAAATACTGGATGCATCCTAATGGATGGCAAACTGTTATTGATTATCTAAATGAACAAGGTTATAAAGTATTAATGATTACTCATGAGCTTTTAGGTGATGAATGGCATGATTCTAAATTAGGAGGAACATTAACTGGAGTTATAAATAAAACAGGAAACTACCCTATTGAAGATAGAATGGTAGATATTGAATATGCTGATGCTTTTATTGGAGTGGGTAGTGGATTATCCTGGTTATCCTGGTCAATAGGAACACCAACAATACTTATTTCAGGATTTAGTGAACCCTACACCGAATTCCTAGACTGTGAACGCATATTTAATTACGATACAGAGGTTTGTACAGGATGTTTTAATAAACATTGGTTAAATCCCGGAGATTGGGAATGGTGTCCTGAACATAAAGATACTCCTCGTCAGTTTGAGTGTACTAAAACAATAAAACCTGAACAAGTAATAAAATCAATTGATAAAATATTAAAAATACAATGAAAGAAACAGTTATTATAACAGGAGTAGCAGGATTGTTAGGTAGTAGATTAGCTGATTGGATTATAGAAAACCATCCTAAATACAATGTGGTTGGGATTGATGATTTATCAGGAGGCTATATAGAAAATATTAATAAAAAAGTAATATTTTTAAATGTTAATCTAACAAGCCCATCTATTAAAGATATATTCCAACAATATAAACCAAAGTATGTTTTTCATTTTGCAGCATATGCTGCTGAAGGATTATCTCCCTTTATCCGAACTTATAATTATACAAACAATTTATTACCCATAGCTAATTTAGTTAATAATTGTATTAATTACGATGTAAAACGTTTAGTATTTACTTCTACAATGGCTGTTTATGGTCATGGAGAAGGAGGTATATTTCATGAAGATATGAAACGTAACCCTATTGATCCTTATGGTGTTGCTAAAGCAGCCTGTGAAAACGATATAGAAATTGCAGGAGAACAACATGGATTAGATTGGTGTATTATTAGACCACATAATGTATATGGTGCTAAACAGAATATTTGGGATAAATATCGTAATGTATTAGGTATTTGGATGTATTATCATATGGAATGTAAACCAATTACTATATTTGGTGATGGAAATCAAAAACGTGCCTTTAGTTATATTGATGATTCATTAGAACCTTTATGGAATGCGGCTATTAGACCTGAAGCATCAAAACAAATTATCAATTTAGGAGGTATTCATGAATACAGTATTAATGAAGCCTCTGATATTTTATCTAGTGTGTTAGGAGGGGCTGAAAAAGTTTATTTAGAAGGAAGACATGAAGTACATACGGCTATTCCTACTTTTCAAAAATCAATTGATATTTTAGGTTTTGAACATAAAACAAACTTAAAAGAAGGATTAACTAAAATGTGGGAGTGGGCTCAACAACAACCTAAACGTGAAAGATTTGTTTGGGGAGATTACGAAATTAAAAAAGGAATATATTCATTCTGGAAAAATTAAATATTTATATATAACAACCTAAAAAAAAATGACAACACAAGTTTTAACAACCGAAGAGGTAAAAAGTTTACAAGAAGTACAAAATCAAAGAGATCAACTTACCATCAATTTTGGTTATGTTGGATTACAACTTCAAGAACTAGAATTACAAAAAGAAACATTAGTTACTGCTTTTTTAACTTTAAAGCAAGAAGAACTTAAAATCGGTAAAGAACTCCAAGAAAAATATGGAGAAGGAACCATTGATATAAATAAAGGAGAATTTATATCAAAAGATTAATTTTTAAAAAATTCTATAATATGTATCATAGAATAAAAACAAAATTTAACCTTATATAAAATGGCAGAAACACTAATATCCCCAGGCGTACTAGCAAGAGAAAACGACCAATCATTTATCACCCAACAACCTGTAAACGTAGGTGCAGCTATTATTGGCCCCACAGTAAAAGGTCCTGTAGAAGTTCCAACAATTGTTACTTCGTATAGTGATTATCAAAATAAATTTGGTACTACTTTTTTAAGTGCTAGTAATGTTTATACATATTTTACATCGATTGCTGCTTTTAATTATTTCAACAATGGTGGTGATACACTATTAGTAGCTCGAGTAGCAAGTGGTTCATTCACTCCCGCTACTTCTACAAATATTGGAAATTATAGATTAGCAACAACTGGATCTGCTACTGCCAACAGTGCTAGTTTAGCAACCGCAATAGGACCAACAATATTTACGGGTTCATTTAGTGTAAATGGTATTTCAATAAACTTAACAGGAAGTACATTACCTGCAAATACAGCAACAGCTATATATGCTACTTCAGGTTCAACATTTGCACTTTCAGTAGCTACTGCTTCTTTAGTATTTAATGCTAGTAGATCAATAGCTCCATATAGTGCTTCATGGCAATATATTACAAGTAGTGCTGTATCTACACCTGGTGCCGAATCTATAACATTTAATACATTAGCTTCTCAAATTGGTACTGATTTTTCTTCCGATACACTTAATGCTTATTATTATATCATAAGTGGTTCTACTACTTACTTTAGTGGAGCTACAAATGCATCTGCTCTAGTACTCCAAACATTATCTGAAGGAACTATCATGAATAGTTCAAGTTCATTAGATGCTAGTGGTTCATTAGCCTCAGGTTCATCTGATAATATTAGATTTACAATCCAAAATAGTGATAAAACAGCAGGTACTTTTAGTTTAATAGTTAGACAAGGTAATGATAATACAAATGACCAAACCATTCTAGAAACATGGACTAACTTATCAATGGATTCTACAGCTCCAAATTATGTGGCTAGAGTAATAGGTACTCAAGTTAAAGCATATTCAACAGCAGATAATCAAGTTACAATAACTGGTGATTACCCAAATGCTTCAAGATATGTAAGAGTATCATCAGTAGCAACTCCTACCCCATTATATTTTGATAATACAGGAATTGCTAAATCTAGTTTTACAGGTTCTATTCCTACAAACGAAAGCGGTTCCTTTACAGGTGCTAATGGTAATTTGTTTGGAGCCGGAGCCAAATATTATAGTGATATCCAAACAGGTGCAACAAATACTCAAGGTTTATTATCCTCAAGTTATGATAATATGATTGATCTATTATCAAATCAAGATGATTACAGATTTAATGTATTAATTACTCCAGGTTTATTTGCTTCAGAAGCTCCACTTGGTTCATCTCAAGTAACTACCGCTATAAACAATACACAAAATAGAGGAGATAATATTTACGTAGTAGATTTAGTACCTTACAATACAAGTATTTCTACAGTAACTGCTCAAGCAAATGCTAAAAATACTTCATATGCTGCTGCTTATTGGCCTTGGGTTCAAACCATTGATCCAGATTCATCTCAGAATGTATGGGTACCAGCTTCAACATTAGTAGCCGGTGTATACGCGTATAACGACAATGTAAGTGAGCCTTGGTTCGCTCCCGCTGGTATTAATAGAGGTGGTTTAGGAACGGTAATAAGATCAGAAAAGAAATTAACTCAAGCAAATCGTGATACTTTATATACCAATAAAATCAACCCAATAGCTACATTCCCGGGAACAGGAGTTGTAGTATACGGACAAAAAACATTACAAACCAAAGCATCTGCTTTAGATAGAGTAAATGTTCGTAGATTATTGATTTCTTTGAAATCTTATATATCTCAAGTTGCTAATAATTTAGTATTTGAACAAAACAGTATTGCTACAAGAAACCAATTTTTAAGCCAAGTTAATCCATATCTAGAATCAGTACAACAACGTCAAGGTTTATATGCTTTTAAAGTAATTATGGATGCAAGTAATAATACTCCGGATGTTATCGATAGAAATCAGATGGTAGGTCAGATTTATTTACAACCAACCAAAACTGCTGAATTTATATATTTAGACTTTAACATACTTCCAACTGGTGCGACCTTCCCAGCATAATTAACAAATAAAATATAATATAAGAAAGGGAGCCAAATATGGTTCCTTTTTTTATTTATATATTATATACCCATTTTAAATTACCTGAATCCCACACTCTTCTCCACCCATTATTTAACATATTTTCATATTCTGTTTTAATGGGATCAAATTCATTTAATAATTTATGGAGTTTATGTTTTTGACAAGACATTCTATTTAGAATTTTATTATCCTTCCAATATATATAAGAAGGAGATGTATTTTTTACAAATGTAAATCCTAACTTTTCATATAATTTTCCTTTAAAAAATCTTTTATCTGCAAAACTTACAACAGGTAATTTATTAGGATTATGGGTTTTAATAAAATATTTAAACAGTTTAGAGGCACCTCCCACAACATTAGTATTTAATAAATTACAAAATCTAACCATCTCTAATTCATTTGAATCTTTCTTAAACCTATTTTTAGAAAATGTCATAAGGGATACTAATTCCTCCCCATTAAACAAACCTAAATTAATAGATGAATGTGTGTATCCTTGTATATGATTATTATCTAAAAAATTCCTAACTATTTTAGTATCTTTTATTTCTTTTATTATACATTTTCTGGCAAAAAAACGATTATTAATTTTATTAATTTTATTCAATATTATAGACTGAATAATTGGCTTTTTAAATATCCATTCATAATCTAAAATATGAATCAAGTCAATTCCTTTTTCATCACATTTGGTGGTTTTATATAAATGATAATCCTTATATTTACCCATAGACTCAGAATGCCAATAAACCCCATTTATTTCAATAGCCATATTAATGTGGGGAATGTAAATATCTAATTCAAGTCTGTTAGATAATATGTCTCGTCTATTTAAACATATTTCATCACTGGAAAAATAACTAGACAAAAACACTCTCAACTCATCTTCAATCAATGAATATCCCTTATAATCAGAACAATTACATGATGGTAAATAACCATTACTTAAGAATACATCTGTAATCTCTGAACATTTATCACACTGAAATTGGAATTTATTTTTAAATGCATGATTTAATTTATTATCTTCCAAATATTGTTTAGTGAATAAAGGTTTCATTCCTGTGGACTCATGATAATTAATTAATTTTTCCCATTTTATATTAACAAAATTATTTCTGGGTATTTCTCTTCCTTTTAGAGTTTTAGATATTTTACCTCCTACTACATCATTTTTACTAGCAACATCAACTCCATATTTTTCAAATATAGTATTATTAGCTTTATCTTTAAATTCTTTTACTAAAAATGGATTTTCTACTCCATATTTTATTTTTAAATTTTGTTTATATTTATCTTGTACTTGCTGTGATTTAAAAGCTATCTCATTACCGTATTTTTCCAAACAAGTTGCTTTTCTCTTTTCTAACCATAATTTATCTTTTCCTTTATATTGTTGAGCACAAGGAGTTGAACAAAATATTTTTTTAGATGACGGTAAATCTAAAAATTCTTTACTACAATTTTTACATGTTATTTCTTTTTTAGTAGATAAGGGTCTAGCCATAGTTTATATTTTTGGGTTTAAATGATGTTACGTTAATAAATATATGATTTTCTATTAAAAAACCCAACATATATTATATTTATACTTGAAAAACAAATTAAATAAAAAACCATGGCAGTATTAGATCCAAACGAAATATTCTTTACGGCTTTCGAGCCCAAACAAGCTAACCGATTCATCATGTATATTGATGGTATTCCTGCTTATGAAATCAAATCTGTAGGCGCAGTGACATTAACTCAAGGAACAGTTCCTTTAAATCATATTAACGTACAACGTTTTGTAAAAGGTAAAACAACTTGGGGTCCTATCTCATTTACATTATTTGATCCTATTACACCTTCAGGTGCGCAGGCAGTAATGGAATGGGTACGTTTACACCACGAATCAGTAACAGGTAGAGATGGTTACAGTGATTTCTATAAAAAAGACTTAACATTTAACGTATTAGGCCCAGTAGGTGATATTGTTTCAGAATGGATTATCAAAGGTGCATTAATTACAACAGCAAACTTTGGTGAATACAATTGGGATACTGCAGATACAGCTGTAAACTTAACTATGGAAGTACAACCAGATTATTGCGTACTCAATTTCTAGGCTGTTGATTATCAACACTCTAAATGAAACTAAAAATAGAATATATCATAATAACTATTTTATTAGTTGTAATATTATGGATGAGAGCTTGCATGGAAAGACCTATAATCCAAGAACCTATAACCACAACAACTACTATAATAAATTATGATACTCTATTTTCAATATCACCAGTTTATATTATAAAATATAAGGACAGAATAATCCACGATACATTATTTAAAAATATAAATTTAGATACCTTAACTAATAGGACT